GGCTCATGCTACTATGGAAGAAAAGTTAATGGCAGACTGGAAACAGTTTATGACTGAAAGTAGTGACGATTCCTTGTCCTTTTGGAAACAAGAAGCACAAAAAGCCGGTGGTGCTAAAAATATTGATTGGTACAGTATCGGCGTAGAACATGGTAAGCAAGGTATCGTTATGAACCCACCATACGGTGCTGGTGGCCGTGCTGTAGCACAGTATGACAAGGGTCTAGAAGCAGGGGAAAATTTTGACCCATTAAAGCATATTGATACCCCTACGCAGGGCGAAAGGGACGCTGCTCCAGACGTCGATCGAGGCAGTTATGGCGATCGTGCTGCAATGTTAAAATCAGCCGAACAGGGCGGACGTTTGAAAGATACCATGGAAGGTGATAGTGGAGCTCAGTATAAAGTTAAAAGTACCGGTCGCGATGCAAAAGGTGATTACTATGTCAGCCCAAGCACAGGCAAGAATGTTTATAAAAGCGGTGTAAAGCGGGGTGACCACGAAAATCCTAAAACAGGCGAGATTAAACCCAAAGTTTAATAACCTAAAACAAGTATAAAAAAGCCTCTTCGGAGGCTTTTTTTATGTAAATAAAAATATGGCCATAAAACAAACCAAACTGGTAAAAACCGCTTACAGCCAGCAAAAATTTAATCAACGGCAAATTGATGACCTTGTTGCTTGTAGTGATCCCAAAACCGGTCCTCATTATTTTTTAGATAACTTTTTCTATATACAGCATCCAGTTAAAGGTCAACTTCGGTACGAAGCATTTGAGTATCAGCGTAGATTAATAGACAGTTATCACGATCATAGATTTAATGTAAATCTACTACCGAGACAGACAGGCAAGACTACTACTGCGGCAGGTTACCTGTTGTGGTTTGCCATGTTCATTCCTGACAGCACCATATTGATTGCTGCACACAAATATACAGGTGCTCAAGAGATTATGAATCGTGTGAGATATGCCTACGAGCTGTGTCCTGATCATATTCGCTGTGGTGCTACTAGTTATAACAAACAGAGTATAGAATTTGACAATGGGTCACGTATAGTAGCACAGACTACAACAGAAACAACCGGCCGTGGCATGAGCTTGTCGCTATTGTATGCTGATGAGTTTGCGTTTGTCCCACCTAATGTGGCCACTGAATTCTGGACTTCTATCAGCCCTACACTAGCCACTGGTGGTAAGGCCATTATTACATCAACACCAAATAGCGACGAAGATCAGTTTGCACAGATTTGGAAAGAAGCCAATTATAGATTCGATGAACATGGAAATCAAGCCAAGATTGGTCGTAATGGGTTCTTTCCGTTTAAAGCACATTGGAGTGAACATCCTGAACGTGATGAAAAATGGGCCGAAGTTGAACGCAGTCGTATCGGAGAAGAACGATTTAGGCGTGAGCACGATTGTGAATTTTTGGTTTTTGATGAAACACTGATCAATAGCATTAAGTTATCTACTCTAGAAGGGCGAGATCCTTTTATGAAGATGGGGCAGGCACGATGGTACAAACGCATCAAGACTCATTCTAGTTACATAGTAGCACTAGATCCTAGTCTAGGCACAGGTGGCGATCCTGCGGCCATACAAATATTGGAAATACCCAGTTTTGAACAGGTAGCCGAATGGCAGCATAATCTAACTACCATACAAGGACAGGTTAGAATCTTGAGAGACCTCTGTAATTATATCAATGACGAGTGTACCAAACACGGATCACAGGCCAATATCTACTACAGTGTAGAAAATAATGCAGTAGGTGAAGCAGCATTAGTGGCCATTGACGAATTAGGAGAACAAAGCATACCTGGGCTGTTTTTAAGCGAACCCATTAAGAAAGGGCACATAAGACGGTTTCGAAAAGGGTTTAACACTACACATAGTAGTAAAATTGCCATTTGTGCCAAATTAAAACACTTGATCGAAAGTGACAGACTTAAATTATTCAGCAAGCCATTGATTAGTGAGTTAAAAACCTATGTGGCCAAAGGCATTAGTTTTGAGGGCAAAGTAGGCAGTCATGACGATCTTGTCAGTAGTCTATTATTGGCGTTAAGAATGATTATCATGTTACAAGAATGGGATCCTGCCATCTATGACAAAATGCGAGAAGAACGCGACGATGAATGGATTATGCCCCTACCTATCTATGTCAGCAATTTTTAATAAATAATGCAATGAAGCCTATACAAATTATCAGCCAAGATCTATTCGACAAAATTCGTAGCCGGTTTAGTAATCTAGAAATGGGAGACGAAACTGGTGCAGTTACTATCGAACCAACAGAAGCACGTTTTTTTGATTTTGACTTTGTTAGAGAAGGAGTGGATCTAGGGCGAGTCAGCATCAGCTTAAACGATCTAGGCAGTCTTAAGGTCTATTATAGTCAAGGTATTACAGAAGGCGAAGATGATACTGGCAAGCAATTATGGTATGATTTTCTTAAAGAAATGAGATTTTTTGCCATGCGCAGGCTATTGAGGTTTGATACCAGAGATATTGCTAAAACTAATCTTGACAAAAACGATTTTCAACACCTTGCAAAAACACAAGGGCCCAAGGAAGAAACTATGACAACAATGAATGAAAGCCAATGGAACCATAAAAGCTCAAAGAAAACCAGTCGTGCAGTCAAAGGCCGCACAGAGGTTATTGTGAGACACCATAATCCAGTCTCAGAAAAATATCCAGGTGCCCGTAGCCAACGTAAAAACATCAAGGCAATTTTTATTCAAAATAGAGACGGTGAGCGTTTTAAATATCCTTTTATACATCCAGCAGGTGCATTTGCTATGGCCCAGCACGTAGATCATGGCGGCGCCCCACACGATCCAGCAGGTAAGGCCATTATCAGCATCAGCGAGCAAATTGCACAACTAAGCGAATTTCAACGTAAAATACAACATCAAACACTGCACGACGATGCAACAGGAATAACAGAAAGGGCCATAGGCCGACTTACAGAACTAAAAGCAAAGATCGCTGCGTTAGGCAAACGTCATCATTATGAATCATGGCTCGGCGAATTTACTGAACAAGAATCTACGGACGACGGTCTAGAATTAGATGCCGTTACTATGGAAGATTATAAGAGCAAATTTACACAGAAAAATTTCCAAGAAGAATTAACACAATTTTTTCCTTTAATTCATCGTATAATGCAAGAGGCTAATAAAGTAGAATTAGAAGATTTTGTCAAAGAACAAACACAAGAAAATGATACAGAAAAAAATGTAAAAGAAGATATGTTCAATGAATTTGAACAATGGGCAGAAGCAATGGAACAGAATGTGTTCGATATTGAACAACTAACGGCTGCTATGGAGGCTTTACCGCAACCGTTGTCGTTAGCAGACGAAGTCAGTGTTGATGAAACCGTACGGTTTTTTAACGAACATGGAATTCAAGATCCAGAACTAGAACAAAATCTCAAAGACCAGGCAAGAATTGATTCAACAGCAGATCCTGTAAAAGAAGTATTGTTACCATGGGCACAACAACCAGAAAATCAAGAAGAATATCCAGGCCTAACAGAACTATTAACCACATATGCCGGTGGAGCTGAACCTCAGGGAGAAACTCCACCTGCAGAACCGGCGGCTACGGAACCAGCGGCTACGGAACCAACACCAGATCAGGAGCAACCTGTAGCAGAATCCCGTGATTTTAAGAAAATGGCTAGAGAAGTTGTGGAAATGGTAAAAACACGTTTCAATCGAGATAATCCCAATATGGAAGCGTTTAACGGACACGAAGGCATTTTAACTGATGTAGAAAAACACGTTAAAGAAAATTATGGCGATGAAGTTGCCGAAGCGGCTAGACAGGTGGCAGAAAAAGCCATGTCCAAAATGACTCATGTGTGGAAGCAAAAACACGGACATGATTACGAAATGGAAAGCATCCTCAAATTGGCAGGTATGAAAAAATAATTTGACAATCTTAGGGGTTGCGAGATAAATAAAGTTAGCATACAATACGTGTATGCTAACTTTTTTCTTTTAGTCAGTGGGCTAAAAGGAATGGCATAACAAAGGCATAACATCAAGGAGAAATATTATGGCAACTTTGGCTGAAATTCGTGCAAAACTTCAAGCATCTTCGCAACAAAACGCCGGAACAGGTGGCGGAGACAATGCAATTTATCCACATTGGAATATCCCGGAAGGTTCGACTGTAACAGTGCGTTTCCTTCCAGACGCAGATCCCGACAATACCTTTTTCTGGGTTGAACGTAATCTAATCAAACTGCCTTTTGCTGGTGTTAAAGGCGAAACCAATAGCAAACCTGTACAGGTCCAAGTTCCTTGTATGGAGATGTGGGGAGAAACTTGTCCAATCTTGTCTGAGGTTCGTCCTTGGTTTAAAGACAAGAGCCTAGAAGAAATGGGCCGCCGTTATTGGAAAAAGAAGTCATATCTTTTCCAGGGATTTGTGGTTGATAGCAAGTATCAAGAGGATAAGACTCCGGAAAATCCCATCCGTCGATTTATCATCGGTAGCCAAATCTTTAACATTGTTAAGAACGCACTGATGGATGCAGAGATCGAAGAACTGCCCACCGATTATATTCGTGGCCTGGACTTTAAGATCATCAAAACCAGTAAGGGCGGCTATGCTGACTATAGCACCAGCAACTGGGCTCGTCGTGAACGTGCTCTGAATCAAGCCGAGCAGGATGCTATCGCCCAGTATAATCTGTTTAAACTCAGCGACTTCCTGCCTAAGAAGCCAGGTGCTGTTGAACTCAAAGTCATGAAAGAAATGTTTGAAGCATCAGTCGATGGCGAAGCATTTGACATGGACAAATGGGGTCAATACTTCAAACCAGCGGGCATGGGCGGTGGCGGCAGTGCTACTGGTGCCGGTAAAGCAGCGGCATCAACTGATGACGAAGAAGCAGTAGCATATGAAGCACCAGTAGCACAGTCTAAACCTACGGTGGCTGCAAAGCCTGCAGAACTAGAAGCTGAAGCCGACGCTAGTTCGGGCAGTGAAGCCAGTGGTCGTGCCGCAGACATCATTGCTATGATTCGTAAACGTCAATCTACTTAATAGGAGATTGATCAATGACTAAAAAAACAATCTCTACGATTGGCGATAAACTCGTCAAGGTGAGTGAATCATTCACTGTCAATATGTATGACAACGGTTATTTGTTTGAAATCTCAGGACGTGACGATGAAGGTGACTATAAGTCTGCAAAGATCATGGTCTCTAATCTATCACAATTGGCTGCTCTAGTACAAGAAGCTACAGAAATGCCAAGGGACGACTGATATGGGCAAGGCTTTCGATATTACAAAATTTCGCAAAAGCCTTACCAAGTCTATCGACGGACTTGGTATTGGTTTTAATGACCCAACTGATTGGGTTAGCACAGGGAACTATGCATTAAACTATCTCATCAGCAACGATTTTTTTAAAGGCATTCCGCTGGGTAAGGTCACTGTATTTGCTGGCGAAAGCGGTGCAGGTAAGAGTTACATTTGTTCTGGCAATATTATTCGCCATGCTCAAGAACAAGGAATTTATGTTGTTCTTGTAGATACAGAAAACGCTCTGGATGAAAAATGGTTATTAGACTTGGGTGTTGATACACACGAAGATAAACTGCTCAAACTCAACATGGCCATGATTGACGATGTGGCAAAAACTATCCACGAGTTTATGAAAGAATATAAACTCATGCCGGCAGAGGAACGGCCCAAAGTTCTTTTTGTCATTGATAGTTTAGGCATGTTGCTGACTCCAACCGATATTAATCAATTCGAAGCAGGAGATCTAAAAGGTGATATGGGCCGTAAGCCTAAAGCACTTACAGCACTGGTTCGTAATTGTGTTAATATGTTTGGTAGTTACAATGTTGGGTTAGTAGCAACTAATCACACATATGCTAGTCAAGACATGTTTGATCCCGACGACAAAATTTCAGGCGGACAAGGCTTTGTTTACGCAAGTTCTATCGTAGTTGCCATGAAAAAACTTAAACTCAAAGAGGATGAGGATGGCAACAAGGTCACAGATGTGCTAGGCATCCGTTCAGCCTGTAAGATCATGAAAACTCGTTATGCCAAGCCGTTTGAAAGTGTTCAGGTTAAAATTCCCTATTCAACAGGAATGAGTCCTACTAGCGG